TTTTCTTTTTACTTTTCTTTTTTTTACGTTTTCGTTCTTCACTAAGAGCAATGGCAATAGCCTGTTTAGGTGATTTTACCTTTGGCCCTTTTTTACTACCGGAGTGAAGTTTACCGGCTTTAAACTCCTTCATAACTGTAGGTACTTTAGATCGTCTTTTCTTCTTCTTTCTTTTTGAAAGAGAAGTAGAAATTTCTTTAGAAATACTGGAACGTGAGATTGCCATAATTATTAAATCAACTAACCGATGGTTTATTAATATTCATTGCTTGTTTACCACCAGATTCATGTCTAATAATATAAGGGGATATCTCTTCAAAAGAAAGATTATTAACTTCTTTACGTGTTAATCCTTTTTCTCGTTTTAAGTCTCTATACACTCTATCACGAGTTTGTTTGGCCCATCTCTTTAATCCCCATGCTTCATAAATACCTTTAGCATAAGCTTCGTTAATAGTATCATTATCTCTTAATAATTGCAAACGCTCCTCTTCAGGAAGAGTTAAAATGTTTTCAACAGACAAATCTCCTTCAAGTTCCTTTAAATTATTATCAATAAAATCTATAGCTTTATCTGCATAAACACCCGGTCTATTGGTATCATGTTTTGTAAAACCAGATTTATCATCAACACTTCCCACCCATCTACTATTAATTTGATGTTGACCTATATCTACTGAGCCACCTTCAGGAATAACTAGTGATTCACCAGCAATCTCTTTAGCATTAGCTAAAATAAGATTAGTAGACTCTTTAATATCTGGAATAGTATCTACTACATTTTCTAGTTCAGGTAACGGTAATTGTTCTCCACTTGTAGAAATATTTGCAATATCCTGATCTAATTGTTCCCAATCTCCTACTGTAGGTACTGACACACTTTCTTTAATTAATTCAGGAGTTGAGGTGTCAGCAGTATTATCAACAGGAAGAGTAGTAGCAACTTGTTCTGGTTGATAACCTTCTGCCCAAATAGGAGGTGCAGCAGGATTACCAGATATTGGATCTGCAGCTTTTGCTGTAAAACCACCTTCAGCAAATTTTTCAGTTTCTTTTGATTCAGTTTCAGTTTCAGTTAATCTACTGGTCTGTTCTGGTGTAAGATTAATATTCTTTTTTAATTTAGTTACAGTTATTCCAGTTTCTTTCATAATAATTTTAAGAATTTCAATAAGGAAATTATCGTCCCTATCTAATGTTTTATGTTTATCATCTTCGCTTATCTTAGCTAATTTTTCAGATGATTCTACTGCAATTTTCTTTTTCTCTACTTCTAGTTCTAGATATTCAAGTTTAATTTTTTCACGTTCTAGCGCAGCTTTACTGTTTTCTTTCTCATAATCAAACTTCATCTTTTGTTTATCAAGAGCTACATCAGCTGCACTTTCGGCAGCATCTATCCGTGTTTTATGACTTTCAAGTTCTAGTTGCTGTTTCTGCAATTCAAGAGTTTGTTTCTCCAGACTTTCTGTTGTACCCATCTCAGCCATACGTTGATTATTCTGAAGAATCTCTTGAGCTGCACCCTGAGTAATAGCTGAAATAGCTTCAGGACTACCAGTACCAGCTTGTTCCGTTCCCATTTTTAACATACCCCCCATCTGTTCCTGATACTGAAGAATCATATGTTCACGTATATTAGCTTGAAGTAATGGAACTACTTTAGACATAATAGGATTTTGTCCTAAAGTAGGATCTTCTATGAAAGATGTTTTAATTACAATATGGGCTTTATGATCCTGACCCGGAAACGCTTTAATAGGCATTCCGTTAGTAGATTGCTGAATATCTGATACAGGATCTAATGGTTGTGGGGCTTTATCCGGAACAATAAATCGTTCAGGATGATCAATATTTATAGCATCAAGTATAGCATTATTTACTGCTTTAAAATTATAAATACCCGGTGGAGCTTGTGAAGCAAGTTGCATAATCATCTGAGCTTGAGCCAAACGGTGGGAAGAAGATGGTATATTAGGATCAGTAACAGGAATAATATCAACACGCCCATCAAAATCCTGTTTAAAAATACTACCATCTACCAGAGGAATATCATAAGGATACTCTTCTGGAAGAAAATCGTAATTAATACGAGAAAGTATCTGTAGTTCTTGACGTTGACTATAATGCAATCTCTTATGGATACCGCTGAAGAACTTCATAGATTGTTCAATTAATGCTACAGTAGTTCCAACAGGACCATAGTTAGAAGCATCAGAAACAACCTGATCTGTTTCGTCTGCAAACTTCTGACCGGCTGTGGTTACGAACTGTAGCATCTGCATTAGTGTAGCAGACGGTTCTTTGTAGGGTAGATTGATAATAGCTTTATTTAGATCTACACCGGTAGCTTCTACTTCCCTAAACTCGCCGGGTGCAATAGGTTCATCTCCTCCTGTTACACGAACACCACGAGCTTTAAATCCTCCGGGCAACGTAGCAAATTGTCCAGCATCAATAAGATTTCTCATTGCCGCTGTTGAAGTGGCCGTTAAGTTTCCAAGAAAATGGATGTAGCCAAGACCATAAAAACCAAAACCGGGAACAAACCGATAATGAGTAAACCAAAGAAGCTTCTCTTTAAGTGGATCATTTTCATTCCAATTTCTCCTTATTGAAAGAACAGACTTAGAATCTTGATCTACTGTTATCACATAAGGCAGACCGACACAAAGGCAATTATCAATTTCTTTTTCCCCACACATCGGACACGGACATCCTTCTTCACCCCTATGTTCGATCTTAAGGTAACAATGGTGTTCGAGTAATGTGTGTTGAGGATTCTGACTATAGTCGGGTTGGATACCAAGAATAGAATCCATCTTTTGTCGTAGTGTAGAAGGGGTTACTTCTGAAGGTTCCATTAGATTATCATCTTCAGGTAACGCATACATACCTGCCATAATATCCTTTTTAAGATCGTTGGGTGTACGATAGATGACCTGAGTGTAGTGGTCGGCATTCTTTAGATCTGACGCATTATACGAAACATAGAAGTTATCTATCGGAACAAACTCTACTACCGGACGTTCTAGAGTCAGATCATAATATGTTTTCTTGAATGCAGAACCAAAGACCGGAAGGTTAAACAACATCCTTTCGGTTTCATCGAAGTATTCAGGCATCTGTTGTGTTAGCTGGTAGTTCATGAAGTTCATAACACGGTTGGCCTGTTTCTCTTTTTCAGGTGTGGATGCACCAAGTATCTGTGTCCTTACTGGTCCTTTTGCAGGAAACAGTTCTTGCGATGCTTTGGCCTGAAACTTTACTGCAGATTCAATAATCAATGGATGTACGGCAGTACAAGCTCCTTCAAATGGTTCAGAAGTTTCCTGAAGCTTGAGTCCCAACAGGTCAAAGCCACGTTCAAATGTAGATTCCCATTCAGAGCGGCTTTCTTTGTCGGCATCAAATTCTTCTATGACGTTATTTGCAATTTCCAGAAGTTCATCTTCATCGAGACTTAAAGCCAGATTATCCCAATGGTTGTATGGTTGTTCTTCCGTACCCATTATATATTCTAGAAGTTCATCTTCACCAACAGGTAATTCTATTTCAATCTCTTCTTCGTTGATTGGTAATTCACCTAATAGAGGATTATTACCGCCACCACCCTGATCAATAAAAGGATTTCGTTCCATAGGATTAGCCATAATACTTAATTATTCCTTATTTTTTTTAAAATTTCCAGTAACCAATTCTCTTACGTCTTTCTTTGGTTTCTTCCAAGTCATCAATTAGGTATGCATCTAACGGATGATCAACACGCCAAGATTCTTTAAGATAAAGAACAGCCATTACCATAGCATCTACCTGATCGTCGTAAGCTGCATTAGGAAACGTTGCAGCCTCAAGTATTAACTCTTGAGCAAATGGTTTATCCGGAACCCAAACACGCCCTGCTTCTAGTATAGGCGTAGAAGCATTGACACGAGACACCTTATCCTTATCTGGATTATATTCCATAACGGGTAAGCCAGCTCGTCTCATATCCTGTATCAAAGACTGGCCCGATGCTTTCTTCTCTATAATTAAAACATCAGGATTATATTTATCATACATCTCTTGTGCCGCTTTACGCAACTCTGGGTACTCTAATCGCTCCCTTCTATTGCTTAGTAGTATAAGGGATGGAATCAATCTTTCTACGCCAGCACTATCCACGGTTATCTTTTGAAAGATACCCCATGTCTGTATTACCGAATAATCGGCAGTACTCTTGACAGAAAAAGCCGTATCGTAAGTCTGAACCACAAACTCACAATCCGGTGGTTCCTCCATAAAGTCCCACATCTGGAACCAGTGTTTCTTTATGATACCACCTTCTTCTGGTGTAGGGTCCTGCATAAACAAAGATTGCCAGTACTTGGTTCCGTTTTGGGATTTAATTTCGAGTT